ACAGATGACCTACTAAAGATGTGTGACAAGATTTGGGACACCTCACTACTCGATGGGACATACCGAGCTATTTGTGATGTAGCAGGCAAGAGCGAAGTGCTTGAAGTGGGGAAGGATGGGCGTACAGTCTACTGTGTTGATGCGATGACGATATTGCTACAGCACAGGCTCTTTGGGGACCAGCATGAGAAATATGCAAGAACTCCTCTATCTGGGCTCTGGGCATGGTTGGGAAAGACACCATTTGGACCAGGGTCCGTAGTACGTGCAGCTCATCTTCAATTCGACGGAGATATTCGTCCGCTTTATGACTTTGACATCAAGAAGCAAGAAGCGATGATCAGACAACGAGATTTAGACCGACTAGCTCAGATACACTTCAGGTGTTTGGATGAGCGACTACAGACGGCAGACAACCAAGCTAGGGTTGAGGGCATCTACCGTGCGATCTCAGAGTGCTGCTTTATTGTGCCAGACAACAAGGGCACACCACACGCGTACTGGAAAGGCGGGGGTGGAGCAGGGGGACAACCCTCTGGGCAGTTTTGTACAGCATTTGACAATTCGCTGTTCACTCTGATGTTGGTTTACTTCGCATACGCGAGAGAGTGCATGATGCGTGGTGAGGCGCACGATGTGGCACTTTTCTTTCGTGACCACCATGGCTGCATCTTGGGAGATGATTTGCAGATGGGTGTGTCGAAGTTCCGGGAAAAATGGTGGAAAGAGTTTCACCAGGAGATTGACGAGACAGTCGCAGACATAATCAGCCAGCACATCTTCGATGGACTACACATTCAAGTGTCTATCGGATCGAATGGTGTGGATTTCTATGAGGCTAAATTCTGCGGCATGTACTTTTACCGCATGACTGTGCCGTTTGAGTGGATGACATTTCGCACTGACTGGGAAAGAATGATGAATGCTTTGGTCGAGGGAGGAAACCCTCAAAATGGCAGCTTCAACCCAGTGTTACAAGTGCAGAGACTCGCGGCAATGAGGAATCTCACATGGCCCAACAGTGATCTACGGGTGAGAATTTGGAGGATGATCCATGATTACGTGCGACAGACTGAGACGAACACAAAGAGTCTAGTTGGCACACCGGCGTGGGAATAGGCATTAAGTTCAATCTTGCCTGATAGCCGGCTGCTCAAGCTTTATGCAGGAGTCTGCATTCCAATCACTGCTCCCGCAAGTGATAAAAGCTGGGCATCACCCGATGAATGGGTATCGTAGAGAGTCTCGCAGAACCCCTTCTGGGCGTGGCGGAAAGCATTCTGCCAGCCGTACTCGACCCTCTGTTGGGCAAGGACAACATGGTAACAAAAGCATTGGACAGCGCGTTCAGCATGTTCAAGCCGCGATCGAGTACCTCAGGAGCAAAGCTGGAGGAAGCAAGGGTGCTCAAGGAGGAGCATTCGCGAGCAACCGAAGGAACAACGAGACAGGAAAAACTCCTTTCGCTTTTAGAAATGCTGATGTCAT